AGGCATAGTGAATAATTTGTGTAAAATAAGCAAAGGGATTTTGAGATTTTTCTGGATTGAAGTTATCGATGTATTGGACGCAATTTTCAATACCATCGGAAATCATATCATCTTTAAAAATATAATTTACAAAATTTGGTTTAAATGATAAGTGGGTAGCAATTTTTAAAAAACATTCTCCAATATAATTTGTAATTTGGGGTTTTGCTTTATCTTCTTGTTTAGCAATTTCTACCTTTTTCTTATACTCCATTAAGGCTGCTAAAAATTCTTTATTGTTCACATAATGAACTGATCTTTTTCTAGTTGTCATTATTTGTGTGGATATCATAGTGCTGTAACTTACTATGTATAGATTGTATCACTTTATCATAATAAAAACAACACTTGACAGACCTACAAAAACTTGAGTATAATAGGTTTGTCAGTTTTGGAATCAACTACTAGTAATTCTTATAGATTCTTTCAAGTAGCTTCTTTGCTTCACTGACTGAAGAAATATAACCCATTTTTCTTGATAATGAGGGTCTATTATTTTTTAAATGAGATATACTTCTAACAAAATTATTGTGTATTTCAATTATTTCACTATCTTTTGTTTCTACAATTGTTAAAATATCTTCAATTCCAATAATAAATGTATCTTCTGTGGTTGTCTTTAACCAGGGTTCAACTTTGTACCCAGAATCTCCAGACCTATTTTTATGAGGACAAATAGTAATTGGATTATTGATAACTAAAAACTTATTATCGGTTTCAAAATCTGCAGAAACTAAAGCAAATATTTCTTCACCTGTTTTTAATTTAATTGATGCATAAAAATCTTCTTCCATAGGTTCTATTTAAAATTAATTGGGAATATTTCATAATTAAAGTCTTCTTCAGTATATATTTTTACTCTTTCTATAAAGTGGTTTAATGTGTAATTTTTTTTAGAATTATAAGTTATATCATCCGCAATATCATAAAGAGTTGCTTTTGTTTTATTCTTTCCTTTTCTTAAAACTCTTCCGATAGATTGTAAATTTCTTATTCTTGATTTACTTGGCGAAGAAAATATTACATTATGAAGATTTTTTATAGAAATTCCAGTACTAAAAACACCGTATGAGGCAACAATAATCGCATTACTTTCTTTTTCTGTGATTTCTCGCACCTCTTCTCTTTCCTGACTATCTACACCACCATGAACAAAGAAAACTTTTCTATCACTATCACACTCACTATTTATCATTTCATATAATGGTTTACCGTGACTATCTACCCTTGAAAATAAAATTAAAGTATTTCCTTTTGATTTTAAGGCAAGGTTTTTAATAAATTTATTTCTTTTTTCATTATTAATTAGATATTGAATTTCATCTTCATATCTAGAAAATTTTTGAGGATTATGTTGTAATACAAGGCAGTGAATATCTAATTGGGAAGCTCTTCCCTTTTCAATCATTTCAGAAGTTCCAATCGTTTTATATGGTGGACCAAAAAGACCAGATATAACCCATTCATGAGTATTTGAACCAGACAAAGTTCCAGTAAAACCAAATCTATATTTTGCATTATGACATTTTTTCATAATATCTACTAATGACTTTGATTTAGCAGTATGTGCTTCATCAACTAATACACAGTCATAGTCTTCAAAAAATTTCTTATCCATATTATAAATTGATTGCCAAGTAGATAGTGTAATTGGTAGATCGGTATTTTTTTCTCTTCCCGAAAAAATCATATGACAATAATTTTCAGCATCCCACCCATAATCTTGGAAATCCTTAAACATTTGATGAATCAATGAAGTTGTAGGAAATACTACTAATATTTTTTTTCCTCTGGACTTGTAATAACGAACAATAGAATAAATCATTAAAGATTTCCCGGAAGCAGTTGGGGAAAGTATTAATTTTCTATTGTATTTTAAACATTCATATACTGCATTTATTTGATAATCATAAGGAATATATGAACAAATAGATTCCATATATCCCTTTACTCCCTCAAGAGAAATCTCTTCATTCATTTCAAAGGGAAGACCATAATATTTGTTTTCCTTGAATTCATAGGAATGTCCGTATTTTTTAATTTTGGACACAACTTTATCAAGCAACCCAACATATACTTCACCAGTATGAGTGCTTAAAAGTCTTATTTTTCCATCCCAATGCTTGCTTCTCATTTGGGGCATAAACTTCGCACCTTCTATCTCAAAAGTAAAATCTGGTGCTAACTCATATAAAATATGAGGTTCACATTCTAATTTGATGTAAACCTCATTTTTCTTAGAAATGGTCACAATAGACATATAATAAAAAGCAGCATATGGTTATTTATACTACCCCAAACCACTCATAAATCTTTGATACTCTATTGCGTTTTTAATTTGATATGTTCTATTATGTACCATTTTAATGATATCTTGAATATATGCAATCATGACATCATAATATTCAACCTTTAATGTTGCTTGTGATAATGTTTGATCTGCTTCCAGATACTTTTGTAAAGTATCTTTATCTCTTATTTTTTTGAAAAATGGATTTTCTACATACACTTCAGGATCTGCCTTTCCTGTATAATATTCGTATTTTTCGTGTCTTATATTTCTTCTTCTTTGCTCTGCTTGTTTTTTTAATAATAAAATATTATTATAAATGTTAAAATATTTTGCATGTAGTGATGGAATATTTAATGATTCCGTATGTAAATTATCTATATCAATTTTTGAATCTTCATCCCACATTTTTTGAATTGTTTCTAAATCAATAATCATAAAGGTTGTCCACGCTTATCTATTATATTATACATCATATATTTAAAACTGACTTCTGCAGTTAGATAACCAACATCTTGATCAGTTGCATCAAAACTTAATGTTGATAATCTATATGGGAACATAGATTTAAATTTCACTTGAAAATTTGTGTTATTATTACTTGTCAAAATTAATAAAGATCCATCAGAATATAAATTCATTTCAGATCTTATATAACTCTCAAAATTTTCATCTGTTTTTTGAAAATCATAGATTTCTTGTAAAGATTCTGGAAATCCTAATCCTCTCATCCATCTTTGGATTTCCATATAGTTTGTCAAATCCTCATCAACTAAAAACTGAAGAGTAAAGTCCTCAAATTCCATTTTGTCCCCTGGAACAGGAACATCTGTGGTATAGTTTGGTTGATATGTTACACCCAAATCCATAGCCGGAATGTTTGCAACATTTGAAAAGAATGCTACTTTTGGTGCTCTATTTAAAGTAAATTTAAAATTTACTGGAGATAGAAAATTTCTATTTTCTATCTGTTTTCCTTGGTATGTCCCTATATTTTCCATTTTTATATTTATTTAGATAAAAAAAGGAGAGGTTTCCCTCTCCTCTGTATTTAATTGTAAGTATAACTCACATCAAGTTCCTAACTTGTACTCTTCTGTAATAACGGTTGCTATTGACACGAAGTCTACCAAGACCTTGCTCAAGACCTTCAGCAAATGGGTTGGAAACAAGACCATAACGGGTCTTAAAGCCAATCTTTGGCTGGAAGGTGTTCTCACCAACGGCACGGACCATTTGGAGAGGAACATATGGGCAATAGAAGAGACCTGCATCATAAGGTGAAGAACCCTTATAACCAACAACGTAGTACTGGTTAGCAGATACGTTTGCTGAATATGGGTCAATATAGACACGGAATTTGCCCATGAGAACACCTGCGAAGGTGTTGCCAGTGTCGTCTACGTTGAGGTTTGCATTAAGTGCAGGGGTGTAATCGAGAACACCAGCCATGGTCAATGCTGAAGCAACGTCAGCAGAGCACATGATGATGTTGCCCTTTCCTCTACGAGTTCTTTGTGAGATTGCGTTAGCATCACGCTCGATTTGGAAAAGAAGACCCTTGAACTTCTCAACTGACCAACGACCGTTGGAGTCAACGTCGAGGTCAAATACACCTTGAGTTGCTACGTTTGCCTGAGCACCTGATTCAGCAACCTTATAGATGGTTCTGATAACCTCACGGTTGATTTCGGCAAGAATCTCAGATGACAAGATATTTGCCAACTCAGATTCTGCATTAAGACCGTGGATTGCCTTCAGGTCTTGAGCAAGCTCAAGGCTGTATTCTGCTTTCAGAGCACGGGACTTTGCCTCAACGAGAATCTTCTCGATTGAGAATCCCATTTCCTGGAAGTCAGGACCACCAGTTGATCCGAGTGCCTCGGAGTTTCCGGTAGTCATACCTTGACCAAGGTTATAACCAGTTGATCCACCAACACCTACTCCAGGTTGAGTACCAGTGCCATCAGGAGTTGGGTTAAGGAGACCTGGGTTGCTTCCTCTTTGAGCAGTAGTACCAAATCCAACAGCAGCACCATCACTATTTCTATCAGCACCGAATCCGGTATAATCGCCTTGGGAAGTTGGAACGTTATTGCTGCTTGAAGCAGAGAATGCAGTATCTACTTCATCGAAGAAGGTTTCAGGACCTTCTTGACCCTGATAACGTGATCTCATTGCGAAGATAAGACCAGTAGGACCGTTCATTGGCTGAACGCCTGCGAGGTCATAAGCGACAAGGTTAGGCATTGAACGTCTGATCAAAGAGATCAGAACGGGGTCAAAACCTGCTACTGGACCAGCACCATCTGCAGAACCACTAAATCCAGGAGCACCAGCAGCATAGTTGGTGTTAATGGTTGGGGTTTCGGTAAGAAGATTACCGGACGAGAAAGCATTTTGCTCTCTCAAGAATTTTTCTTGGTTTTCGAGCAGGACAGCGGTTACGGCCTTTCTGTGTGAATCTTGAATCGGATCAAGACCCTCATAATTCAGAAGGGGTGCCCACTTTTCCTGCAATCTTTCGGATTGAAACATTGCGTTTACCTCTTAAAAAGTGTGTTTGTTTAATTACTATTGAATTCAGTGCTTGGCGAATGCTGAAAGAGTCTTAAGATAAGCATTCATTGAATCTGAATAATATTCAGGTGCAACTTCAGCTCCTTCAGTAAGTGTTTCAGTTTTTGCCTGTTCGGAAGCAACTTTAGATGGGAAATATGACTCCCTAAGTGCCTCTAACTTTTCACAATATTGCTTTTCACTTTCAAACTCAACACTTTCTGCAAGTGAAGCGAGCTTATCCTTCTGTGAGAGTGCTAAACCTTCAGATACCTCATCAAAAATTCTGTCAGCAACTGACTCAGATAGGCGCTTGTTTAGAGAAATATTTTTCTCAATCTGCTCGTTGAGTTTTGTTTCCATTTCATCAAGTTTTTCTACCATGCTCTCAAGTACATCATATTTTTCTTCAGGGAGTTCTACATAATGTTCTTCAAAAAGTGTTCTCATTCCTGAGAGGAATGATTCAGTCATTTCTTCTTTAATGCCATATTCGATTGCCAATTCATTTTCGGCAATCCATTCTTCTGCAACATACTCAAGATAAGAATCAACTCTTTCTTTGAGTGATTCTTTGATAACTTCAATTTCTTCCACAAGTCTTTCTTCGTAAGCAATTTCAAGAGATTCTTTGATCTCGTTTACTTTTGAACGAAGTGCTGACTCAAAAATAGTTCTTGCTTTTTCTTGGAACTCTTCGGAAAGTTCTTCACCTTCAAGAAGTGCATTAACATCTTCTTCGATATCAAACTCTTCTTTCATATCATCTTCTTCATCATCCTCTTCATCTTCTTCATCATCATCCTCTTCATCTTCCTCTTCACCTTTCTTCTTAGACTTTGCTTCAATTAATTCATCTTCTTCGTCTAAGGATTCTTCATCAATTAGGTCCTCATCATCTTCATCAATTTCTTCCTTTACAGCATCACTCTTCTTGAGTGACTTCATAGAGTCGGCACCTTTAGCACCTTTATTTACTACATCCTTTACTTGCTTAAGACCACTTGAAGCATCCTTCAATTTTGAAGAATCATCATCGGATCTATAATTTTCTGGAGTAGGACCACCAAGATCTTCCCAACTAGTTGTTTGACCGTGAGGAATACCTGTGGTCAATTTAGGCATTGGTTCTGCTGCTTTCGCACCAGAGTTTACAGCAGTTCTGGATTGCTTAGTGCCTGATTCCATTTCTTGTAAATTTTTACCACGAGACATTTGAACTCTCCGATTTATCTTTTGTATTAAATCTATATTTATTTATTAAAATTAAAATTACAAGGAATTCAAAAAGTCATTAAATAGCTCTAATTTGCGCTCTTCAAGCACTCTTTGATCAACAAAAGCATTAATTTTCCTTTTTGTGTTCTCTGCAATTCTTTCCCTTAAAATACCACCATCCCATATCCATTCCTTACCTTCCATAATCCCCTGAACGAACGCATCAGGTGCAGAAGGATCTGCTACAATATCAGCAGCAGTTGCAAGCATAAAGTCCTCACCAACTTCTTTATAACCTTCGCTAGTTTCTTTAAGAGAACCAATCCCCCTAGATGAAACTCCAAGAGTTACTCCATCTTTAAGAAGTGACTCAGCAATTTTTCCCATAGGAGTGGAAAGAATTTGTGCCTTTCCCTCAAAATTATTCCCATTACGATATAGTTCTGTAATTTTGTGAGATACACGATCTAAGTTAACTGTAGGTCCATCTGGATGTCCAAGTTCACCAAGAGCACGACCTTTATTAACATAATTTTCAGTATATCTCTTCACCTCTCTTTCCATAATAGAGAAGGGATATCTTCTACCATTACGATTTACGCATTCACTCTGAAGGAAAATCCCTTTAATGAAAAGGTTTTTCTTACCATTAACACTTTCAGAAATAACTTCAACCTTTTCTATTTCTTCCCTGATTAGTTTCATTGGTTTAATTCGTAAATCCTACTTTTGATGCTTTGATTTGAGCACTAGTCCAAATTACATCTGTTGCCGGTTTTTCTAAAAACTCAACAGAATTTCCTGGCATTGAAAAATAATTTGTAGTTGCTGCTCCAACAGAAGTTGAAACTCCAACAGTAACTATGCCGGAAGTTGTATTATGAAGTCTTACACAAGTTGCATTACTAATAGTTGTGGATGACGCAGCATCTGTTGGTGTATTAATTTCAGTTTCAATTAGTCTAGTTCTTTGCATTTTATGGACTGTTAATATAAGTTATTTATAAAATTATCAAGTTAAATCATAAAAACCAATAGCACCAATAATATCAGCAGTTCCAGAAAGTGTTCTTGCCGCTACAGTGTATATATCACTTACTCCAGATTGTGTAGTTCCTAGTTGCAAATCCCAATTATAATCTTGCTCTACAGTGATTATTCCACCTGCCTGATTAGAACCATAAACATATCGTAAATTGACAATATTGCCACCAATCATTGCAGTTGATGTAATATCATATTCAACATTTTGTGATTCTGAATTTGGTATATCTTCAAAGGAATCCCCAATCAAAGTTGCATTCTTAATTAAAGCAACCTCATAAGCGGCATTATTATTACGAGGAAATGCCAAAAACTGTTGAGGAATTACAACTGCAAATTCCCTACCTGCCTTCAATCTAATAGATACTATAGGTTCAAAGGAAGTTCCAATCTCAGTATCTGTTGGTCTTCTTGCAATTGTTTCTGCCCTCTTTTTTTCATATCCACCATTAGACATTACTGTTGCACATATTTGCTTCATTGATGATGATGAAGTTGTAATGCCCGTATTAAAAATTTCATAACGAATTGGTAAAGTTGCAGATTTCATATAAACACTATCAATTCTATTTGCGTGATTGAATTGATGTGCTGTAATAAATTTTCCATCAATTGCAAACCCAACCCTCACAGAACCAACACCCAACCATTCATATTCAGAAAATAAAATTTGTGCTTTTGTTAAATCTAATGAAATACCACTAGGATTATCTGTACTGATTCCAGTTCCATCCAATTTATCAACATTCCATTGAGACTGTGGTATTCTTATTGTTGTAGAAACTCCAGATATTGAAGTTCTTTTGATAATATTAATTTGAGAATCAACTTGCTCCAAAAATATTCCATTTTCGGAAGAACCATATCCAACAACTTGAGTAAGATTTTCCTTTGGTGGATTGAGAACAAATGTTTGAAGAATTTGTAATGACTTTCCTGGTTGATATGAAAATGCCCTTTTGCTCTGACGAATTAAACTGCAATTCGCATCGGTTCCTATATTTAGAGTAGAAGAACTTTGTTCAGTTATAAATCCTACTGTGGAACCACTTCCAACAACTACGTCATCAAAATCACCATCTTGATAATATATATGATTTGTATCAAATAATGTAACTGGATTAGAAATTTTTAATCTGCCAAATAAATCTAAATAGAAATCATTTGCCAATGATACTGGAAGTGGAGTATCATTGGATATAGAAATTTCAGTAGTTGGGTTAAGAACATTTACATCTACTGTATTACCAGCACCAATATTAACCGTTCCATCTATAGTAAATGGATTTGATTCTGTATATTGATCATCATTCTCATCAAATAAATATGTATGAGTTGGAATTGGATTTCCTTCATCATTACTAATTTCAACTGAACCAGGAATAACAACATCACCATTAATGGTAATGCTAGAAGAACCGAGGGATACTGGAAATGGATTATCAAATGTTACTTGCTCACCATCAATAGTAGCAACATTAAAAACTTCAAAGAGACTTCTCTCCTGATTTAAATAATCTTGATTATTCTTATTCCAAATTGCCATAATTTAAATCCATTCTAGTTTTCCTGGATGATATCTTTTTGAAGAAACTACAGTATTATTGTTTTCTATAAAGGGATAAATTTGATGAACAACTGCTCCAGGATAATCTGCTTGAAGTTGTTCACCAAGATCTCTTTTTGAAGGAATTCCATTTTCAGACATTATTTGTAATCTGTATATGCTTCCATTCCAAACAACATCTGCGACGTACTCCTCACCAATTTTAGATTTTTCTGGTGAAGAATTTACATAGAGATTGCCATTAAAATCTCCAGAAATGTTAATTGACTCTGAAATAAATTCCTTATAAGATCTCATTTCATTCCTCTTCTTCTACTTCTTGTTCTTCTTCAGATTGATCTTTAAAAAGTGATGCCGCAATCCCTGGTTTAAGAGAATCTACTTTTTCTGATGCTTTATTGAAAAGAATATTTTTAATCTGATCACTCACTTCAGCAGGAGATTGGTCAGTGGCAATCATATCTAGTAATTCGTCCATAATAGTAAAATAAAATGTTTTTATTATTTATGTTTAAATTTCCCCACCTTTAGGGGCTTGAACTGGTTTTTCATTAACTTGTGGTTCTAATGGAACTTGTCCTAGTTGACCATTTATAGCATCTCCCTGTATAGGCATACCAGTTTCAGGGTCTACAGGGGCATTTGGATCTGGGACAACACCATCTTCAATTTCCTTTTTCATAATCTTATCTTGTTCAATAATATCCTCATCAGTTTGACGAAGGATTTTTCTTCTTACATAATCTTGTGAAAAATATCTACCAACGTATGGCTCTGCTGTTGCAACTAAATTCAATCTCTCAGACATTAATTCAGATTCTTTTAATTCTGAGAAGTGATTATCATATAAGAAATCATATTGAATATGTTCAGTCATTTTTTCCCAGTCTTCTGGGGTTACAATATTTTTAAGAATAAGTTGAGTTCTTAAAATATCATTAAACATATTTGAGAATCTTTTTCTCAATCTACCCACAAATTTTGTGAATTTTAATTCATCTCTGAGGATTTCTGATGATCTTCCCAGATTAAATCCACCTTCCCCATCCATTCTTGATGGTGGAACGTTTAAAGATCTATAAAGTTTCTTTTTGAAATATTCAATATCAGTGATTTCACCAAGATTTTGTCCACCTGGAAGAGTATCAATTTCTGTACCTCTACCACCTTCTCTTCTTGGTAACCAAAAGTCTTCTAGCATACTCATAAACTTTTTATCATCACGAATCTCTCCTGTAGATGCGTCATAAACAAGTTTATTTCTATATCTCATCATTACATCTCTGAGATATTGTTCTGCCTTTACTTTTGGCAGATTTCCAACATCAATATAAAAAATTCTTCTTTCTGGTGCTCTTGAAAGTCTGTAGATTACTAGTGAGTCCTCAATCATTCTTAGTTGATTAAGTGACTTAATTGCTTTATGTAGATATGAAAGTACAGTATTCTTATTTCTATCAATCAATCCTGAAGTACAATATGCAATAGAATCTTTAGCAATTTTAATGCCACTATTGCTAGTACTTGAATACGCATTAGTTATTTTTGGAGTATATTCAAAATACTCATCAATTTCTGGAAAATCAAAATCTAATGGATTCTGATTTGTAGAATTTACCTTAACAAGGACATCCTTTTTATCTTTCTTTTTCTGTCTAATATATCTAATTTTTAATGCATCAATATATCTAAGTTCCTGAATACCTTCGTGGGGATTTTTGAAATCTATTAATTTATGGTAATGCAATCTACCGTCAACATACCAGTTTCTATAAATTTCATGACATTTTTTATCAAAATCCAATAGTGTTAAAATGTTCTTAAACTCCTCTCTTATTTTATTTTTAAGTCCATCGCTTGCATTTAAGTTTGACAGTTCAATCTGAACTGGTGTATCATAGGTATCTGAAACAATAGCCTCATTTACAATATCCTCAATAGCACTGTCCACTTCTGGATGAAGAGCCATCTCACGATATCTTTTAATTAAATCAAATTCTGTTTTATATACCCCTTCAATATCAACATAAGATCCAAAAAATCCTGATCCAGATGATATATAATGATCAACCCCGTCCTCATTATTTTGAGGAACGGGGGATACTATATTTTTGGATTTTTTATCAGAATCATCAATTGAAAAACCAAATAGTTTTGCCATTATTTAATTACTGCTTAATCTTAATATATTTATAAAAAAATATCAAGTAGCATTTCCACTAGCAGTTCCAGATCCATTAGTTGGTTCCCAATATTGAACTTGGAATTCGACTGTAAATTCTTCAATAGTATCTGAAGTATCAAAGGATAAGTCAATTTGAGAAATAGCTGTTGGGAAAACATCAACAAATTTGTATGTTGCAGCAGTATCTAAACTATTACCAGTCGCGCCTCCAGATGATTCTTTTCTTGTTAATTGCTTAACTTCCGCAGTTGCCATGTAGGAATTGGGATCAGTAGCACCACTTGCATCCCCATATTGGGCAATTATTTGCATCCACTTTTCCATTGCCTTTCTTATTTCAAATCCAGTGTCATTAATAACAGTTATTGTCCAAGGATCATAAGTCCTATCTCCAGCAACTTTAAATGTTCTTCCTCTAAATGGTACATCTATTGGGGAAACATTAGATGCTGGAAGAGCAGCTGCTTTGCAAAGTAGACTAAAATTTTCAGTAACTTCAACTCCACTAGGAAGACTAGTTAGAGTTACTTCAAATAAATTAGGTCTTGCTCCACCCCCACGTAATGCTGCTTTAAAATCTGATAATGTATGTGCCATTGATTTTAACCTCCGTTTTTGTTATAAGATATTGGAAAATTAGACTGATCCAGCAACCTCTTCAAATGCAACACCAGTTCTTGTTGCTACAAATGTTAGGGTTACATAGTTAATAGACTTAGCAGGTTTCAGGAAGATATCAGCTCTGAATTCATTGTTATCAATAACATCAGGAGTGTTATTAGTTTCATCACAACGGACGAAGAATCCATAAACACCTCTTTGAGCCATAACTTGACGAAGATATGGTTCAACAGCATTTACAAAGTTTGCCCTAGTAATTTGATCATTTAATTCAAATAGTTGGGCCTCAGCAGTTCTTTCAAGAGCTTGCTCAACAGTTAAGAACAATCTACGGACATTAATTCTGTCAAATGCAGAAGCATATCCCAAGGCAGTTTTGTCTCCAAAAAGCAATATACCAATTCCAGGTTTATTAATAATTGCGTTAACTCTTTGTGGATACAACTGATCTCTTTGAGCTTTATTTGGATTATATGCTAATTTAATAGCATTATTCAAAATTCCTCTTTGTTGACCAGCAGGAGAGAACCAAGGATACGCAAAGATTGAAGTTCTTACCATCAATCCAGCAACATCGGCATTGCAAGGAATGTATCGAAATTTGTTATTAAATCTATCATAAGTATACTTGTAACCAGAATCAAACACTGCATATGAAGAAGATGGGAGTGGTGAGAAAAACTCAATAATATTATCAGTTTGTCTATCAGCATTTGTTAAATCAACAACGTCTGCTCTATGAGGAGAAATAACAGCAACACAATCTTTTCTTTGATTTGCCAAAGAAATTAAGTATCCGGCCTTTGCTTGGGATTCAAATTTATTTCCCAACCCAGGTCCCATAATTAGATAGTCAAGTGCAACATCATCTCGGTTCAGGAATAATGTATATGATGTAATTAAATCTCCAAGAGTTGCTATCATTCCTTTGTTTTCACCATAATCTTTACCACCACTTAAATTATATACAACGTTTCCAAGAGCATCAAAAATCATATCTTGAGCAGGAACATTCCAATCACCATTAAATGGTTCATATCCTTCTCTAAATCCAGTATTTACAGTAAGTTCAGTTGGAATTAGATTATCTGATGGATTATCTCCTGCATAAACTAAATTGGAATAATATGCTAAGTAATCCTTCCACCAAATTTTTTGAGGAGAATTTACTGCAGAAATTGCATCTACGGCTTTTGAAAGACCAATATGCTTTTCTAGTATACTTCCCTGAATACCAGTAACGTTCCCAGTATCATCAATTAATACAATGTGCATCTCATCATTTCTGGCATTTCTATCAGCACAGTATGCAGACGTTTTTGGTTTTGGGGCAATAGATTTCCAATAAATTGAAATATTTGTTAAGGAAATAACTTGTTCATCATACCAATCTTTTACGCTACTAGAAGAAGTTGGAATTTTGTATTGGACAAATGAAATTGGTTCTCCAGCATCATCAATAATATCTAAAGTATCTCCTGGTCTAAATGATCTCAACTGACTATTTTGAGCATATTCAATCGG